CGCTATGGTATTCGTGCAGGTGGAAAAGAACACAAGCCTTGGCTCTTCGGTGAACTCGTCCACCTGCAACCTACGGTGTATCTCGTTCTTACCTGCAACCCTTGAGCCACGAGAGCGATCTGATGGACGCCAACGGCAACCCTTCATGTTCATTTGCTCTGCAAGTGATGGGCCAGTGTCACCCCTTTTATGCCAGAGGGATGAATCTAGTACACCGTATCTCATAGTGCCGTCATCAGCCTCTGCTTCTAGTACCATATCTGCTAGGTCAGTAGCTGTAATTTTAGAACAGTAAAGCTCTCTGTATACAATTAATTGTTCGCTGGGAGTTACAGCAAACCAAAGCACACCTGTGTATGATCCGTAGCCGTAGTCACAGGCTCTAAACTTAGCCCAACCACTAGGTATTTCAGAAGGTTCTACAACGTGTATGCTTCTATTGAACTCAGGAAACGCTGCTCCTTCGTTAACATCCCAGTTACCCTCAAGCAGTTGTTTTCTTTGATGCTCAGGCAATGACAACAGCATTGCTTCATAATCACCACTGTCTGCCAAGTACGGATTATCAAACAGACTTGCAGGTATGAACCTACGCCTAAACAAGGGCTGTCCTTCTCGACTATGCCCTTTAGGAAACTTTATCATGTCTCCTGTTTCAATGTTTGTTGCCCAGAAAGAATCATTTGGAGGAGCAGGGTCAATGAACATTTTCTTGACCCACTGATGTCCGTTCCCACCCGGGTTTGTTGTAGCTCTCATGTACAAACCTAGCTGAGAGCTATATGCAGAACGAAGTCGTGACCTCATGTAATCCCAAGCGTAGGGTGTAGGCCACTGAGTCAACTCGTCAAAGCCAATCCAGTTAAAGGCTTGACCTTGGTATCGTGTTACGTCCATGTCTTTGTCTAAGTAAGACATCCACAGTCTGCCACCTCTAGGTGCAATCCACTGTGACTTACGTTCGCTCCACTTAATACCAGGAACTGCTTTAGGGTAAAGCTCTTGACTTTTTTGTATAAGCTCCCTAAGTTCTTCTGTAGTATGACGAACTAATAGACCACTAAAGTTTGGATCGTTTAGTCCGTGTAGTGGGTCAGCCAGCATTGCGAAACTCTTGCCACCGCCAGCCGCCCCACCGTACAAAACTTCCCTTTCAGATGCGGATAGGAAGTCTGTCTGTGGACCTGGGTTTGGTTGGAACACAATGTCTTGTGCAACTTCAACGTCAAACTCAGGCGCTTTGACTTGTGCTGCTACAACTTGTTGATCAGGCTGTTGTTCCGTTGTGCTTGATTGTATAAGCTCCGATACATTCTTCTTCGAGCTTTTGGATCTCTTGTAACGTCTCTTCGAGCCTTTTGGCAAGCTTGCGTTTAATTGTAGCTGCTTTCTTACGTTTTCGCTCAATGTCTACTCTCTTCTTTAGCCCTGCATCAGATATGTATCTACCTGTTTGTTTAGTTAACCACAGTGCTACTTCTTTGTATGAGTACTGCATTAGATGTTTCTTTGCAAGTTCCAATGCTTCTAGCTCTGTGGTATTGGGCTGAAGTATCTTATCATTGTCAGGATGCACAGAATAACCGAAGGGTATTGTTCTAGTTACTCTAGCTATTACATGCCATTCTTTTTCTGCACCCTTGTGTGGCTTTGGTAGTTCCCAGTATCCTAGTGATTCACGGTATTTAGCTATTCGTTCTTTCCTTCTTTTGACGGTAGTATAAATACGCCACCACTAGAGGACGTTAGATCTACTCTGTCAACTTTACCAAGACCTGCCCTATCAAGCAAATCCTTTGCTGCAGACATCTTATCTCGTATGCCTAACTCTGTCGGATCATGCAGAGCACCTACCATAGCCATTGCAGCTTTTGGTGCGGTACGTGCAAAATAACTTCTTGTTCGATCCCCTATTTCATCTTTTAAGGATTCGACAATAGCTGTGGTACTAGAGTGTTCACCGTACCCTGCTAGTTTCTTTGCTTTTACAACATCTCCTCCTGCATCGTCAAATAAGACATCAAGAAATTTCTGTTGTTTCTCTGTTAGGTTTCTAGTCATTTATGCCACCATGTAAATTACAAATCCGAATATACCAAACCCTGCAGTTAAAAGCAAACCTGTTACACCCCAAGTTACAATAGCTTCTTGCATTTCGGCTTTACGGTATTCTTGTTCTTTCTTTTGTTTACGTATACGCCCTTCAGTAGCCACCAGTTCATCCCATGCGGATGGCCCCATACTAAAACTGATCCAATCTTTTAACTCTTTTCTCATGGCTTCGGCTTTTCGTTTAGCCGTAAATATAGCTAGAGCTTCTGCTTCAACAGACTGTCCGTTTAAAGCTTTCCACCAAGGAGGGTTTTTATTTTTCTGTTCAGCGTAGGACAGATCACTCATAGCACCTGCCCATTGGGTCAACTGTCCTGACATATCTTGTAGGTCTTTACCTACCTGAAAGCCTTTCTTCAACGCATTGAAAGCTACGGTAGCACCACCGATAATTGTTACTGGGTCCACGAGCCTCCTCCAAAAGTACTCCTACCATCATTAAAATCATTATTTGTTTGTTAATTTTTTTGCACCCCTATGTATGCTCTTTGTTTTGAGCCTACATAGTTGTACATAAATGAAGTTAAGTTAGTAGTAGAATTATGGAATAGCCGCTATGCTTTTCCTTTAACTTTCTTAACTAACTTGGTTGTCCAAGCTTCATTCTCTGGAGTATTCGGATCGTCTTTTATATAGTGGCCTTTTTCGTTACGAGCACGTACCGCTACTTCTTCCATCTCTTCATCCACTACAGATGCAGCTTTCTTTGTTTTGGCTTTCTTCTTAGCTACAGGTTTAGCTTCTGCCTGTCTGCACAACTCTGTTACGTTAGGGTCTTTGCATTGCACATTGCCATAGGCATCTTCTGCTGCTGCTTGGTTTCCCATAGCGTCACGAACACACCCACTTTCTTCTACAGTGTATCCGTTAGCTTCTAGTACATCCCTGTACTGTTCATAAAATTTTGCCATTACTAACCACGTTTACTTTTTATTAAATGAGGAAAGCCTCTACCACCTCTGGCTCCACCTTTAGCTTTGCCTTTGGATCTAGTTTCCAACCCACCTACTGCCATGCCTTTTTTCTTCGATGTCATACCGCCACCGTACATGAAGCCCATTTGGTTACGAACCTTTTTAGGTAAGGATGCTGCGCCTTTGTTTGGTGCTTTCTTCAAACCGCCTACGGACATACCCTTCTTTTTCATGCCCCCAACAGCCATACCTTTTTTCTTCATACCGCCTACGGCCATGCCTTTTTTCTTCATACCACCGACAGCCATACCCTTCTTCTTCATTTTAGCACCGCCTACGGCCATGCCTTTCTTCTTTTTCTTCATGCCACCTACGGCCATTCCCTTTTTCTTTTTCATTGTTCTTCCTCGCTATATAAATTGTTAAACACTCGTTGCGTATCCCATACATAGTCTACGTTTTCTTTTGAGTTATAGATGTGTTGGTTTGGTCTAAAATCTGGAGCACCTTGTCCTGTCTCAAACCAAGCTGGGTGAGTTACTCTCACTCTATTATTGGGTAACGCAACCATGTTACCTGTGTATTCTCCTGCATCTAACAACTCTAATACGTGAGACTGTTTATGCTGGGCAGGATCATCTGCTACTTCGTTACTAGTGTAGTCTACCGTAAAATAATATTTAGCTGGGTAGAACTCACCATCAACTTTAGCTATCCAAGGAGCAGGACTTGCTCTCTCTAATTTATATACCGAATGCGTATGAGACATACAATCCCAAGGCTGGGCTAGATAAGGAGGTAATTCTTCAGGCCATTCTTCGTAAGGTGTGTCAGCTACAAGTGCTGTAAGAGGCATCCTTGCCCACATTGCACCGCCATGTATATTCTCTGAATCATCTATGTCTGACTCGAATCCAGTGAACATAACTTGAAAGCTTAATGTTCTATTTGGCATAGTGGTCACACCTATGACCATACAATGTAAAAACTCTCCGTGGTATTCTTCTAAGTTCTTCGTGTATTCTCTACGTACCCATGCTTTGAAGTACGGTATACTGCTAGTAAGAAACGGCATTATTTTCCTTTCGGCCTTTTACCTCTCTTCTTCATACTAACAGCTATTGCAGCTTGTTGTCTAGGGCTTTTAGCAACACCACCTTTGTTGGCTCTAAATCTCCTAGTTTTCTTTGCGACTTCTTTAGGTTGAGATACATGCTGCTTACCTGACGCCTTGCCTTTTCGTTTAGCTCTGGTTGTAGCGGCATACTCACTGCTGCTAAGAGACTTAATAGCCTTAGAAGGGAGGTAACGTTCACCAGTAGCATTAGGGCCTTGCGTAGAGGGTTTACCACTTTTGGTCCTCCACTTCTGGTCACCCCACTTCTTTAATGACTTTTGAGGCGCTCTCATTTTTTATTCTTACTTTTTTTAAGAATGCCTTTTAAGGTCTTTGCCTGAGCAGCATGAAGCTTAGAGGCTTTGTTCAAACCCTTAGCAACTTTTTTTACTTTTGTTTTATTTGATTTACTTAATGCCATCTAACAGCAATCACACTCTGGATGGCATTTACGATTGATAATTGCACACCACAATCTTTTTATGTACCTTCTCATGTTTTGTATCCTCCCCCTTTGGCTTTATACTGCTTGGCAAGCATCTGCGCTTTACGTGCTGACCATTGCCCAGGGCTTCCACCCTTACCACCTGCTTTGATGCTGTTAAATAAGTTCTTACGCATAGTCGGTTTGGTGTAGTTACCAGCAGCATTAACTTTGCTCTTTGCTTTCTTTACCATGCTCTACAACTCCAATATCTTGCAGTGAACTTGTCAGTTGCTGTATCACAATTGTGTCTAGCCCTGAAGCTCTTACGTGCAGCAGGGTTATCTTTACGGATAGGCATCTTAGGATCACCGAAGCGTACAACCTTTACTTCGCTACCCTTCTTAGCTAACACGGCTGAAGACTTTGCTTCACCCTTCAAACTTTTAGGTTTGTTGTACCCTGGGTATATTTCACCTCGGTACTTTAACTTACCACTGGGGAGTCGCTCTACATCTTTAGTCGTTGCCATACTATTTCCTTGGGTCTAGCATTTCCATGTGGTCACGGTTCATAAACTTCAAACTGTTTTCCATTAAAGCCATGCGTTGTTGTAAAGCAGTAATAGCCCCTATCGTTTTAGTTAGGCTTTCTGTTTCTTCCCAGAGTTCTTCTATCTCAGCGAATGCACCATCGATGTAATCCATGTTGTCTAGCACGTCACGTTTAAGATTAACGTTATCTTCTACAGCCATCTTGCTAGCAAACTGTGATACGGTTTCTTCGAGGCTTGATATAGTAGCAGCTTGTTGTGATACCCACCACACACCACCTGCTAATTGTGCACCCATCGCTACTACGAGTGCTATAGGTAGTTTCATATTATCCATACTCACGTTCCCTATCTGGATCTAGCACCTCATATCTAGTAAGCATACCTTCAAGATACATGGCACGTTCTACATGGTCCAGTGTATACCACTCACCAGTGCGATTGTACAGAGCTTCTCTTACGTAAAATACATCCGACTTTGGAATGTGAACTTTACGTATCGCACTAGCATCATTATTAGCCAATGCGTTATAGAAATCACTCAATACATCTTCGGATGCATACAGTTTTACCGTTTTGTTTTTCATTGTCAAGAAAAATTTATACAAAAACGTGTGTAGACTACCACGTCTAAGTACAAACTACATAGAGAGAGAGGAGGAGACTACTACTGCGGTTATAACTTACACAGATAATCTACACACATAGTTACAAAGTTTTATTGTTATCGTTACATGCAACTGAAATAAGTTTAACATTTACAATAAAATACTGTCAACAGCTTTTCTTATCGTTACTAGTATAGGGATTAACTCTCTCCTATGTTAAACATTAATGTTTTTACTATTTTTTTTTTATTTAACTTTTGTATGTAATAACATAAATGTTAAACATGCCCCCTTACCCCCATAGTTATAAAGAATGTCAAGCACCTGTCAATACATTACGTTGCGTAACCCTGTGAAAAACCTCGTGTGTGTATTTGTACATATACGTATAACGTAGACCCCCACCGTGGCCCCTGCCCTACCCGATAAATAAAATGTTGGATGCCTTGTTTTTATGGGTTTTTCGATGTGGTTTACACTTTTAGAATCATTCTAAGTTAGTTCTGCATAGTAAAACACCTGTTAAGCTATTGTTTTTACTATTATGCGCTACTGATACAGTTTCAGCAGGTGCAATATAGATGAAAAAAACCATACCCCTAGCAAGATTGTGTCGAATATACCCCATACGATGCACATATTCTTTTTGTTCAATATCAATAGCTTAACAACAATCTGCACACAATCTGCAAAAAACCTATTGCAATTCAATAAATGTTCGGGTTATTGTAGATACATCGAAAGCGACAAGTTAGCTTGAGAGTAAGTTTAAAAACTCTTGATCCTCATACTAACAGAGTCCTTAGACGGATACGGTGAAACGCCCTATCAAATGACTAACAGACTAAACGACTACAAACTAACTAGAAAGAAAAACAAACAGACTAACGATTATAGAATAACTTATTACAGCTAGTATGCCTGATAGTATACTCGTGATGAACGTATGTTGCCGATTTTGCTTAATTGCATGGGCTAACCTGCAAGGACAGGCCTGGAAGCTGCTTGTCTATAGGGTGCTCTTAAAGGGTGGATACTACGCTAGACCAAGGAAGACTAGCGCACGTATTGGTGAGCTGTAACGCCACCAGAGCTAACAGATTGTGACTATTCGGTTACACCCTGAGCTAAGATGGGCCAACCTATCCTTGCGCTATTGACGCATGGGTTCGGGGTGTAGCTATACTAATCAAGTTACTTTTTGTGGGTGTATCTAAAAACCTCCCAAGTAGGTGCACCCTCATGAAGTAACACAAACGGAGGACAGACAATGACATACAAACTATTAGGAGTTGGCACTAATGCCAAAACTATCAAAGGTGATGGTAGCGAATACCTAACAGCTATCCTATATATGACACCGTGGAAAGTTATGGTGGATGGTAAGGCTTTCAACTCTTGCCCTATGGCTGAACAAGCAAACTGTATTGACGCTTGTTTGTACACAGCAGGGCGTGGTGCGTTCAATAATGTGCAAGCTGCACGAATGCGTAAGACTGAATGGTTTTACAAAGATCGTAAGGGTTTCATGGATCAGCTTGTTATAGATATACACAAATTTACAAACTATTGTGAGAAGCGTGGCATTCAGCCATGCGTAAGACTGAACGGTACAACTGACATACGTTGGGAGACAATCAAGGTAGATGGTCAAAATATCTTTGAGCTATTCCCATCTGTGCAATTCTACGACTACACCAAGATTTCTAACAGGAAGACTAAGGACATATTCAACTATCACTTAACGTGGTCTTACTCAGGTGCAAATGATAAGTATGCTGACAAGCTACAAGACGCACTCAACAACGGTATGAATGCAGCAGTGGTGTTTCGTAAGGAGTACAAGCTATCACAGTGGCGTGGGATAAATGTGACAGACGGTGACAAAGATGACTTACGCTTTCTTGACCCTAGCAATTCTATTGTTGCATTGTACGCAAAGGGTAAAGCCAAGAAAGACACAACAGGATTCGTTGTGGACGCATAGGAGGAAACACAATGGCATACAAAGATGATAAAATAATAGAAGCAGTTGAAGCTATGATTGCTGCGTGGACTTTAGAAGAGTTAATGGACTTTGTTATTGAGGACAGGGCAGAATATTATCTAGGAAAAAGTGTATCTAAAGATGAATTAGAAGAACTAATTAATAATTATACAGAGGAGACTACAACGTGACTAACTTTACAAAAACACAACTAAAAAATCTACGTGCTGAAATGCAGAGTTTACTATTAGCGCATCCATTTGAGGAGACAATTGATATACCGATTGATAAGATCAGTATTGATAGTTGCAACTACAATGGCGGTGAAGCCACCTACAAAGTAAGAGTATTACTTGATGGAGCAGAGACAAAAGAACAGAAAGACCTGACACAGATGGCCTCAATGTTTAACTTAGATACGACTAAGATTAAAAACTATGTTGACCATAAGTCAGTCCAATACAGAATGAGTTTAGTAGGTTACAAAACAAAAGCAAGAAAAATGCCGTGGATCGCACAAGATCTTCTATCAGGCAACGAGTACAAGCTAACTAACCAGCAAGCTAGACAATGGTTCATGAAAACAGAGGAGATAGTATCATGATTACTGAAGACGCAATACCAGCATACAATAAGCAGTTCAAACAATTAGTAGGAGCAAAAATATTGGATTTCAAAATGCAGCAATGCGAGTTCGATCCACACCAGTATTGGCCTACGTTCAAGATGAAACTAGCAAGCGATACTTTCAGTCTTGTCCTATCGCAAGATGAGGAGGGTAATGGTGGAGGCTTTGCTTTCATAGAAGATGTAAAAGAGGAGAAGTAAATTGACAGTAACACTTAATCAAATAATAGAGATGGAAAATGTTCTCTCTACTCGTAGGATACCTAGTGACATCTTAAAGATTGCACAAAGTAAAAGGTATTCGGAAAGCAAGAAAAAGTATGTGATCATAGGTGATCTACCTTTGCATCACGCACTACGCAGCTTAATCAAAGAGGGGTTAACAAATGATACAACTAACGCTAGCCACTAACAACAAAGCACACCCTGAATACAGCGATAGTCAAATTGCAGAAACTTTAGGGGTACTGCCAATGTGGGTTGCTGAATATGTAGGTAACGATAATGATGCAGACATAGTTAAGTTCATGACTGATAGATATGGCTGTGGCAGATTGTATGAGTTTAAAGGCACGATAAACGAGGAAGGTGACTACGTATCTGAACACGAAGAAGATGCAGATTTACCATACATGGGTAGAATGATTACTAAGCATGGCTATGCATACTTCTACGACTACGCTATCGTGGCTCTACCACTACCAAATGGTAAGCATTTTATAACGAGAATGGATTAGACAAATGAAAGAGTATAATTTTACAGTAGCAAACGCTGTTGAGATTTGTGAACAGTCAGTAATGTCTGACATCGAAGAGGAGACAGCAGCATGGCAATACCTGATCGACACAGGTGTAGCGTGGCAATTGCAAGGGTGGTTTGGACGTACAGCTAAACGACTAATTGACGAGGGGTACTGTACATATACGGATAGAGCAGATGTTCGTTGAGGTAATTGTAAAATACAAAGGTGAACCTGAGCGTAACACAGCTACGATTTGTTGACTATCCTGAGCTAGAATACATACGACTAGAAATGTCTACTTATTGGAGGAATAAATTAAATGAAGAAAATAAACGTACTAAGTCTATTTGATGGTATGTCTTGTGGGCAGATCGCATTAGATCAGCTAGGCATACCAGTTAACAAATATTATGCAGCGGAGATTGACAAGTATGCAATCCAGATTGCCAGGAAAAATTACCCTGACATGGTGCACGTTGGTGATGTTAAATGGGTGACATCCAAACTTCTACCCAAGATTGATTTGCTGATTGGCGGTAGTCCGTGTCAGGGATTTTCGTTTGGCGGTAAGGGTTTAAACTTTGATGATCCACGCAGTAAATTATTCTTTGAGTTTGACAGGCTGTTAAAAGAACTCAAGCCAAAGTATTTCCTACTTGAGAATGTCAAGATGAAGAAGGAGAGTGAGCAAGTCATTACTGACTATCTAGGTGTAGAACCTGTTGAGATAAACAGTAGGCTAGTGTCTGCACAAAACCGCAAAAGACTTTACTGGACAAACATTCCCTTTGATGGATTGCCAGAAGACAAAGGTATTATGCTCAAAGATATACTAGAAGAAGAGACAGCAGAGTTCTATCGTGCAGGCGAATACTTGCAAAATAAGCAGGGTAAGTCAGGCACAGTGTGTGCAGGTACGCATGGCTACGCTATTGGATATGTACCTGAGCCAAAAAGTAAAGATGGGTTAATACATATAGGTGATGCAAAGCTAAGTGATAAGTATGTAGCAATCAACAGGGTTTACGCAGCCGAAGGTAAATCTCCTACACTTACAGCATCTACAGGAGGGCATACTCAACCCAAAGTAGAGATACGAGATAAGTCTAAATGTGTCAGGACAGGAGGGCGTTTGTCTTACGACAGACATGAATGGGACAGCATAGATAATATGCATTGGCGTAAGCTAACTGTAACAGAATGTGAGAGACTACAAACTGTACCTGATGGGTATACCTGTGGCGTATCGAACACACAACGCTACAAGATGCTAGGCAACGGATGGACAGTAGATGTTATCAAGCATATCTTTGAAGGATTAAAGGAGGAAACACAATGAAGATAAGAGTATTAGCAGAGGAGACAGTCTACAAAGAATGTTTTGTAGATGTGCCAGAACATATACTAGAATACAGTAAGGACAAACTATCAAAGACATATCTAAAGAATGCTATCCACAACTGGCTTTCTAAAAATGGATCAGATTTTAAATGGGCAGACTATGATTTTAGTTTTGATCCCTATACTTGGGAAGAGGTACAAGACAATGACTGAACAAGAACTAGAAGACATAATGAATGAAGCATTTGGTAAAACCTTTTGGCGATACCTAGCATACGTATGGTCAGGATTAGAGGAGGACTATTGATATGGACAGTGATGAAATAATGGAAGCAATAGAAGGAGCTAAAACTATGGCTAAGAAAAAAGTAAAACTAAAGACAGATCTAACTCGTGAAGAGGTAAAAGAACTACTAGAAGTATATCGGATTATGGATTCAATATGCACGGACTTCAGGGAGATGTTTGATACTAATTTGACCAAGGTGAGTAAACTAGAGGATATGTCTATAACATTGAAGGACATGTTTAACTTCAGACCACCAACAGATAGTGAGGGTGATCCTAATCATTGGCGTCCATACGTTTTACCTGACGATGATAGAGCATGGTTTCACAAGAAGGAGGATGAATAAAATGCAACTACAAGATTTATTTTTTAACAGACAGAAGATAGTTAACGTGGCACTTAGCTTCAAACAACTGGAAGTAGATGCTGTGTCTCCGTTTAACACTGAAGAGGAAAGACACCTAGCAGTAGACAAAATCTGCAAGGGCAATGCTATTATCAATCAACTAGAGGAGATACTGGCATGAATACGCCTTATCAAAAACGACAGTTTAAAGACATCGTTATAGCAGCAGAAGACTTAGACTGTCACACAATAGACACAATTGCTGATGTAATACACGAACATATAATAGATATAGGTTTAGCAACATCTAAAACTTTGGTAGGTTTCAGTTGGCGATTAGATGTAAGGGTAAGTACAAGTAATGAAAGTTAAAACATATCATAAGAACGGTAAAGCTGTGCAGTTTCTAGGCTACAGTGACATCGATGCATTCAACGCAGCTAAGGTTGTCATGGGTGAGGTAGGAGATGTCGGATACTTCAGGCCACGACTAGGTGCAGGTGAAGACATATACGATTGGGTATACGTCAAAGAAACAACGGATGAAGATTTACAGAGGGTGCTAGGCAAATGAGATTGTACATGAATAAGCAAGGCGAATGGGTAGGCACACAGGCTGAGGCTAAGAAGATTAAAGCTGACATGGTAGAAGTACCAACGGACAAGCCCAACCTACTCAAGTGGCTTAACACATTCACTGGTGCAATAGATGATGCAGCTAAGGAAGTTATAGACAATAAGCCAAATCCTGGAACCGTGGCAAGAAAACCACATAAGTATGATTTCTGGGATAATATTAGGGATGTTGCAGAAAACTGTAGCATAACAGATTTTAATATAGCATTAGCTGTATTCATGGATAGGGTACATGACATTGCAGAAAAACAAAAGGAGACACAGCAATGAATATATACGGAGATGTTACAGGACTACCTGATCACGGCTCTCCAGAAGACAGGGGTAGTTCAGATAGATATTATGGAAGAGTCTATGACCCTCATTGGTGGCCTGAAGGTGCGTACACAGGGTGTAGAGTTGAGAAAGCTCAAATGACAAAAGAGCAAATAAAAGAATACAGTGATGCTTATTACAGTGAAACAGACAGGAAGGAATGGTAATGGCTAACGTAAAACATAGTTTAGGTCATGGTTGGGAGGCAGAGTTACTCGACAACGGTACTCTTAGAGTCACTCACGATGCCACAGGTGAGACACTAGTCATACCACCTGAATCAACTGAAACCTTGATGAACATATGCGAAGACATTGTAAAGAAAAAGGAGGGGTAATGTAATGGTATGGGCTTTAGTATGGATGCAGCTACTGGTTAATTCGCAGTCCGTAAAATACTACCACGTTGAAACATACACTAGTGAAGAAGAGTGTACTGCAGCAATGAGTGAGGCTGCTGTGTTGGTATCAAACAACAGTGAGACACTAGCATGCCTAGAGCTAAGAATAAATTAATCGTTATGAAACGCAAAAAGAAATG